ATCGATTCTCTTTTTTTTCTTCTTTCAGTTTCTAAAAGTCTTTGTTGCTCAGAAAATCTTTGTATTTCAAACTTAGTTTGCTCTACAAGCGTTTCCTTTATCGATCCAACAAGATCTTTTAAATCACTTATCTCTTTCTCTAATCCAACAACTGGTGACTGTTGAGTGAGTGATGCGATCATCATCCCAGTTGTCATCTGTTGAGTTTTTATAATATCTTTTAACAGAGTTATCTTTTTTTCATTTATTTTTATTCTTTCCTCTAAATCATCTCTTCCTAAAAATTTTGACGCAGAAACTTTCCTTGTGGTTCCCTTTATGGGTTGACCAAATGCTTGCATTTTATTACGAAAATTTTCGTATGCTGGATTAGTTTCATCCATTAGCTTTTCGTTGTTGCTCCTTTAGTCTTTCCTCTTCAAGGTGTGCTTGTAATAGTCCAACATAGATGTCTCTCTCCCAAGGCATCATGTTTTCTATTTCAGTCAAACTGTATTTATGATACTGCATCAAAGCAAAATTAAGTCTGAAGTAATTTTCCAGATTATTATGCACCATCGCTAACCGAAAAAAGATGCTAAACCCTCAATTACTACATCACTTTCAACCTTTGTATTTGGATTCATTAATTTAACAGTATGAGATAGTTTTGGCATTGTTTCAAAAAATTTCTCAACCTCTTTGAATTGATTTGAATTCATTGAATCAAGAAATTCTGTAATTTCTTTCTTCGTGCAATCTGAAGCCACCCATACTTCTTCTTCATTATAAATTTTATCAATACAAGATCCTATCAAATCAAAAGATTGATCCATAGGAGATTGTGATTTATCATTTGGATCAAAATTATTTTTAATAAATTCATTCAAGGATGGGTATTTAAGTTGCATCATAAGACCATCATCAATTTTGATTTCATTAGTGTGTCCTTCTGGTTTTACAACTTTTATTTCATCTAAATTTATTGTTACTGAAACCTCAGTTTTTTTATCATCAGGACAAATTAATTTAACTTCAATATCCTCTCCAACAGATTTGCCACGAATATTTAAAAATAAAAATTCAATATCAAACGTTGGAAGAGTTTCGACCTTAACACCCTTAGTCATAATACAAGCACGAATCACAGCCTTAATTGCGTTCGTAATTTGTTTCGTATCTTCACTTTCAAGTGCAATAACAAGAAGTTTTTCCTCTTTAACAAGAAAGGGTCTATACTTTATTGTTTGTCCGGATGATGGCAATTCAAGTTCATATGTAGGAGTTGCTATTTTAGGTAATGGCATAATTATTCAATTCAGTATGTTTATTTATCACCCTATTGGAGATAAATTAAAATCACCAATTTGAGTGCTTCTATTTCTTTCTACTACACCTCTAACGAAAGGATCTACACTAAAAATTGTAGGTGGATCCTCAGTGCCTAACCCAAAGAATTGATTATCAAAATCTCTTCCCCTTGCGTCTGTTGATGGTTGTAATGGAACATCTGTTTGTCCAGTTGCACCTTGTGTTATAAAATACCTTGAATAAGACATTGCAACTGTGCACTTTAATAATCTCGATGTATCATAAGAAACAGGCATTGAGTTTATTGCCAAAGGAAAAACATTTACAAATTTGTATGTCATTATATTTGTTCTACCTACACCACCAAAATTAAGATTTTTTTCAAATTTTGTAATCTCCAAGCTACCTCTATATTGTTTTGGAAATTTCATTCTATAACTAAAAACTTCTCTGGTTACTCCTCTTGTTAAATTCTCAGGGTCATTAACAAGGGTGGAATTTGTTATATAATTCATCCATGATTCAAAAAAACGAATCGGCAAATATTGATCTGCGTCAACATAAAAAGTCAAATTCGTAGACTCATCAAAACTTCTTCGATAAACATGTCTCTCTGTTACACCCGGAAAATTATTATTCATTTCTGCTGTTAGAAGTCGAGATCCGGGTAATGATGCTTGAGCACATAATATGTTTAATCTCTCTTGATCATAATTTAAACCAATCTCCTTCTGATACTTATTAACTGCACCCAATCCTCCTGACGGTAATCCTACACTCACTAGAAAATGAGATGTTGTCGCAGGATTTAATAGATCTTTTTTAACCTGAGATATCTTTTTCGGTGTCGGTTGTATGTCGGCCATTTATAAATATTATAACCTGTATATTATGTAGGCAAGTTATGGGCGAGAGTATTAAGAGTAAATATACTCCAATATATCCAAGTAAGTATCAGGGAAATACAAAGCATATTATATGTCGTAGTAGTTGGGAAAGAAAATTTTGTCAATGGTGTGACATGAATAATAGTATTATCTCGTGGGCATCAGAGGAATTTAGTATACCATATCTTTCACCGAAAGATAATCGTGTTCACAAATACTACCCAGACTACTTGATAAAGGTGAAGGAGAAGAATGATATGATCAAAACTTACGTGGTTGAGGTTAAACCGTATAAACAAACAAGACCACCTAAACCAAGAAGTCGCAAAACAAAATCATATCTTAATGAGTGTGTTACTTATGCAGTTAATCAAGCAAAGTGGAAAGCTGCAAAAGAATTTTGTGAAGATCACCGTATTGAATTTAAAGTTGTCACAGAGAAAGAACTCGGAATCCGATGAGTAGACTCGAAGGTAATAATATAAACAATCCGACAAATGATCAGGAGGATATGATGCTAGAAATCATGTCACTTTTAAATGATACTGTAACACCAGTTCCTGACGTTGGAAACTTTTATACCTTTGTATATAATCCAAAGACTCCAAACATCACTTATGATCAACATCCCCTCATAGCTTGCACTGATATATTTGGTTGGGGTTTTCGTGGTCTTAATTTTCATTGGAGAAAGTATCGTAACTACACATGGAATGAACTCGCTGGTCAATTATATGTCGTGCAACCAGATGAACTAGATGATTTACTTGCAATTCCTTATGCAAAGTTCCTAAATAACTAAAAAACGGGTCGATGGCAGAAACAACAGCAACAACAAAAGCAACTTTAAATGATAAAATAACAAGCAAATACGATTCAGCGTTTGACTCTCCAGCAAGACTTGTTGACATGCAGACAGGAAGTTACACTCTTCGTAATCGCCTTGATCCAAACTTAACTTATTATGATAGAACTTTAGGATATAGTCCAAATTTTAATGCGATTGATCCCGGACAAGATATGGGTTTAGGAGGGAACGGAAATATTGGTATAGGAAGAGGTGGAAAAAGAGAATACTATTTTGTCACTGATAAAGACACTGGAGAAATTCAAGTTGTCAGAAAAGGGCAATTTGGTAATGATGATGTTATTGGATCTGTTGTAAAAAATGATGATGGTTCATCATCCTTTATTCCATTTGATGGAACGGATGGACGTAATGGAACAAAAAATGAAATAGAACATTTTTCAAAACCAGAAAACATAACCAAAGTAAAAGAATTTGCAAATGATATCTCAGTAAATGAGTACAACAAATTGAGTAAGGAAGAGAAAAAAAATGTCAAAAATCCAACTGATTTAATTTTTAATGAGGAGGATGCAAAATTAAAAAATCAAAGTAAAACAGACGATGAGTTGTTAGGAAATCCAATAAACGCAGAGACAGGGGAGTTTGAGGGATCAAAAACACTTAAGGGAAGAGAAAAATATCGGAAAGATTTAGAATACCCACTTGGGATCGCTGATTTACCACAAGATAAACTTAGAATCAGTGTGGTGAAATTTGAACCAGCTCAGTCACAAGGAACAATCACTTTAGATAGATTAAAGCAATCAAGATTGAAAAATATTGCAAGTGGAACAAATATATTTGGATCAACAACAGTATCTAAAACACAAATAAAGGGTGACAGTCCTTTCATGACAAAAAGAAAACAATTTTCGGATAGAACAATTTTAGGAGGAGTGACATTACCAATACCGGATGGAGTAACTGATCAGAATAGGGTTAGTTTTGGTGAAGGAACAATGAACCCTTTACAAATGGCTGGTCAACAAATCGCATTAGATTCTTTGTTGAAAGGGTTAGATGCCGGAGGAGAAAAATTAGCAGACGTATTTAAAACAGCAGCAGACGAGGGGAACTTACCAACTGGTATAGCAAACCTACTCACTGGAACCGCACTTGGAGTTAATCCAAATGAATTACTAGCGAGAACCTCCGGACAAGTATTCAATAATAATTTACAATTACTATTTCAAGGGCCAACATTAAGACCATTTAATTTTCAATATATAATATCACCTAGAGATGCTAAAGAATCTCAAGAGGTCTTAAGAATTATAAGAATGTTTAAACAATCCATGGCAGTGCAAAGAGATGATATAGGAATATTTCTTGGATCTCCAAACACTTATTTCCTTGAATTTTTAAATCCAGTTGATTTTGGACATGATTTTTTACCTAAAATAAAAGAGTGTGCTCTCTTAGGTTTTTCAGTAAATTACATGCCTAATAATACATACATGACTTATGATGAAGATTTTTCAATGGTCTCTTATCAACTTAACTTTTCATTTAAAGAACTTGATCCTATCTTTAATGATGACTATGAAAATAGAGAAGGAGATGATGCTCAAGACACAAATATAGGTTTCTAAAATGGCAAATCCTTATTTTCGTAACATCCCAGAATTCGCTTATGTGAATAGAGATGATCCTAAATCTACAAATGAATATAGTCTTGTAAAAAATTTTTTCAAGAGAGCAAAATTAAGAGATGACATTTTTGAAAATGTTGCTTTTTTTGAAAAATTTATTATTAAAGGTGATGATAGACCAGACAATGTTGCTTTCCAAGTATATGGTGATCCTACTTTAGATTGGGTTGTTCTTATGTCAAACAATATTGTGAATGTGCAAAGTGAATGGCCTTTATCCAACGAGAATTTTTATGAATACTTAATTGACAAGTATGAAAACGAAACAAAATTATACTCAGGTATTCATCATTACGAAGCAAACGAAGTGAAAACAAGTAATGGAAGAATCATCATAGAATCAGGCACGAGAGTTAGTGTTGGTCAAAGTGTAAGTTTTTATGATAAAGGAAAAAATGATCAGGTGACAATCACTGATATCGCTTTGCCAGTGACTAATTTTACATATGAACAGAATTTAAATAATAAAAAAAGAGAGATATTTTTACTCAAAAAAATATATTTAAATATTGTTTTCGATGACTTAGAACAAATCATGTCATATAAAGAGGGTTCCACTCAGTACGTGAGTGAAACCCTAGTGCAAGGAGATAATATCAGATTATTTGATTAACTATCTGCTAACTTTTGAAAGTAGGATAGTGCATCATCTTCATCAGAATCAA